CAATGCTACAGGACACGATCAAAACTTTGCAACTAAAGAGTTTCAGGTACAATCCAGCACTAAAGCTTCTATTTGGCAAGTAGATAACAATACAGAAGTTCTTTTAACGGAACCTACTACTCAATAGGAGGAAGTCTATGACTTTAGATACACTTATTACTAAAGTAAAGATATTAGGGGAGAAATTAGGAGAGAGTTGGATTGCTTGTGCTTTAATTATGGTACAAGGAAACTTAACAATCTTCTCAACTGATCATGCTATTATAGCAAGTAAAGTAGGGATAATCGCAAGTATAGCATTTGTGCTTACAAGTTTTTTTGCACATATAAACAATAAGTGGGGTAACGCTGTTATGACAGGAATTTTAACAGCATTCGCTGATATGATAATTCACCCTACAAGTTTTGGTCCTAGCTGGGCAGGAGCTGCTGCCACAGGTGTTGGGGCTGGAATCTTAGCATTAGTATTCATTACATTGCTTCAGAAAACCAATCAAAATTGGTGGAGGCAATAATATGAATTTTAAAAATATAATAAAACAATGGTTTCCTATACCACTAATATTATTTGGTGGGATCATGGCAGACTTATCTCGCCATGGATTAGGAGAAGATATAATGACAATTCAGATAATCTCTTGGACTTCTGTAGTTATAGGGGTAATCGGAACTGCACGTATCGTATGGTATAAGGTAAAGAAATAATGGATTTAAAGAACATGAAAATATCTATAGGGCTAGTAATAGCTATAATTGTCCAAGCATTTGGAATTATTTGGTATGTGGCTCAACTAGATAGTACAGTTGAAAGTTTAAACTCAACTGTTACTCAATTACAAGAGGAAGCAACCACTATTGATATTGCTGTTCTCAACACAGATGTAGATAATATCAAAGATAAAATTGAAATGATGGATGCTATGCATAGTGAAAGATTTGATTCAACAGATCTAGAAAGTGCAGTTAAAGAAATCGAAGATGAACTCAATGATGTTATTAAAAGACAAGCAATAATAGAGAATGAAATGAGAAGTATCATGTCAGACCATTCAGGCTTTAATGATATATTGAAGCAAATGGGCAAAGAAGGATATGGAGATAAAAGAGAATACGGAAATTACGATTAAAGTTTGGTGCCCTTGCTGCTATAGCTAGTAGCAAGGATCACCTACATTAAAAGATGAAACGATAAATGGAGGACATTAGTATGTGGGGAAAATTGAGACCTCAGATCTTTCTTGCCATTATAGTACTTGGTGCTCTAAGTGGTGTTGGTGTAGTCTATGGACACATTGAAATTGCCACAGGATGTACAGGTGGAATTATAGCACTCGGTATGAAGGTTTTAGAGAGTGAGTAAAATTAAAAAAGTTAGTATGACTAAAAGACAATTTATAGTCTTTACTCTACAAATAGCATTAATTATTGGTTGTATAGTATCAATTATGGTAATTGGAAATATTTACGGAAATTAAGATTACTATTATAAATTAATTAAAAATATAGAAAAAAGGAAAGGAGATGGAAAAATGTTATCAAAGAAAGTAGGAAATTCTATTATTAAAAGTTTACCTGTTGCAGGAGCTTTAGCAATTGGTGTAGGAGCAACATTAGCAGTACTTAATAGAAACAAACTTGAAAATAAAATATTTGATAAATTAACTGCAAGACAGATTATAAAACAGTCTATTCCTTTGCAGTAAAATTACCTAGTGTAATAGACAATTTTATTGAAAAAAAGGGTATAATAAGTTATGGTAATGGAATCAGATGATATAGAAGCTGATATTTTAGATGCTGTTCAAGAACTTGGAGAAGAAGTATTTATTGAATCTCAGAGATTATGCCCAGAAAATTCAGGGTGGTTAAAAACTAGTGGACAACTTATCCCAACTATGGGAGGGTTTGAAATTATATATGAAGCTCCACATGCTAGATTAATACATGATGGAAAAGAATCAGATGAACAATACTATGAACAAAAAGTAAAAAGACATAGAAGAAGGAGAACAGGAATGAAAAGTCCTTTAGCTTTAAAAATTGATACTAAAGGAATAGGAACAGGTAATCCTAATAGACCTCCAAAGGGTAACTATGATGATTTAAGATCATTACTTAATTTAAAAAGAAGATCTAATACTGTTCCAGTAAAAGCACATACAAAAAAATTCTTTGGTCGTAGACCAATGTTAAATCCAGAAACTGGTGAATGGAAAGTGGTAAGTACAACTGCCCGAAGTCCTAGACCTTTTATTGATGATGCTTATAGAAAAGTAATTAAAAGAAAAAAGTATAGAGACGTTAGTAAAGTATTGGGAATTTCTTTTCCAGCGGAATTGGGGAAAGGAAGACAAGAAATTCTAAGACGATTCTTATCAATATAAAGGAGGAATAACATGGTAGACGTTAGTAAAGTTACAGCTGAACAAGAATATATAATAGCCAGACATTCACGCATGGTTGGTAAAATATTAGATTTGGTTGAAGCATCTATGCCAGAAGGAAATCAACTCGAAAAACTCAAGAAACTCATTCAAGTCCCACTATATGACTATAGAAATGAAATGATTAAGTTGGTTTCAGGCGAACCTGTTGGAGAAATTACTGAATAATATATAATTTATATATAAAATTCGTAATATTTATGGCAAAAATGCATTAAAATGTAGTATAATATAACAGATGGGGTAAATATACCCTTTTATAATATAATTCAGAAGGTCGGGGGTGGCTAAGACCAACCTTGAGAATTAAAAAAATAAATTATTTTTAGTCTGGAATGGACTGGAAAGGACATAGGAGGTCGTAAATATGTCACAAGAACAAAATTTGGAGAAGCATATGGAAGGTACTAACCTTGCATTATCTGCTGTAGCAGAAGTGCTTGCCAAGATGGACGAAAGACTTACGAAAGAAGAGGAAGAGGATAGAATAGACGAGGAAGAGAAAGCTATACAAGCTGAAAAAGCAGACTTAGTAAAAGCTGTGGCTTCAGAAGTTGTCTCTATGATTAAAGAGGAAAACCCTCTTGGAATGGATGTTGATGGTAGTAAAGAAAGGAAAGCAAAGGCAGCAGCACCTCAATATGATGATGCTCAAGCAGCCGCTAACCCGACTACTAAAATCGAAGACCAGCAAGCAACTATCCAAGCTGCAGACATGGAAGATGATGACGAAAAAGAAAAAGCTTCATACAAAGCTGAAGATGACGATAACGGTTCTGATGAAGAGCCTGTTGACAAAGCTGAAGATGAAGACGAAGATGATGTCGAAAAAGCAGACGATAACGATGACGAGGATGATGACGGAATGAAAGCAATGAGGAAAGAACTTGATGCTTTAAGAAAGACTGTCGCAGCCTACGAAGCAAACATGGAAAAAGCTATCGAAGAGCAGTCTGAAGCAAGACTACGCAAGATGGGCTTTAGAGAAGAGAATGGTCTTCAGAGACCAGCTCTCATGAATAACGAAGCACTAGGTACAGATGGAACTACTCCAATTGTAAAAGGTGCTGCAAGTAGTACTGATGTAGTAGAAGACTTGAGTGGCTTGTCTTACAAGCAATTAAGAGACCTACAACACAAAATAGACTCTGGTGACACTACTGGTGTTCCTAGGGAACTACTTGGATAAATTAAATTTTAGTAAACGAGGAGAAAATTAATTATGGCAAATCCATCATTATCTGAGTATATTGCTCAGTCTCAAAGAGGTTTGTACTCGTCTGTATTCGGACCTGAATACTTACAGAAACAGACTTACTTTACAGTGGATACTGCTACAGGTATTTTTAATACTACCTATGGTAGGAAAGTTTGGCATGCGTTAAACAACCAAACTCGTTTTTTCAATGCTGTCCCAAGAACTGTTTGGGGCAACACAGCTGGTTGGAGAATAAGAACTGACCGAGGTGCAAGTCGATCAAGACCTGTAACTGAAACTGGTTCACTTCCTACAGTTGACATTTCTAACATTGCAAACGTATCTAGTTTACCTAGAATCGTTTCAACTACTTTTGGTGCTTCAGTGAAGTCAGTCTTTACTGCACAGCTAGAAGGTGGTGTTGGTGATGTTCTTGCATTAGAAAACGAAAATGCACAACTTGACCACGTTAAAGAAATTAACGAAGAGCTAATGGCAGCGTCTGGATTCGTTGTATCAGCAGGTTCAACAACCTCTGGTACGGTCCCAGCTGCAGTAGCTAAAAATATAAAAATTGGAGATGATGTCGCATACTGGGACACTTCTGCAAATGACTACATAAACACATCTGGACTAGCAGTTTCAGCAGTAAACACATCTACGGGTGCTATTACTCACGCTACTGCATCAGCTACTATTGCTGATGGTGATGGTCTGATTGTTGTATCAAGAGCAGGACTAACTTCAATTGACGACATCGTTCAAGCTGACGGAGCTGTAGTGGGTGGTTCATACGACTCTAACTCAAACTTCGCTGCTAACGGTGGTGTAAATGCTTATGACTTAACATTTGGTGACAGAGCTGCAGGTAACTGGAACGCTGCTGCTACAGTTAAGGATAACAACGGTGTAGGAAGAGTCC